AATAAATGTAGACTTTAGAAATATGATATCTTTTGAAAATAAAGTGCAGGATAAAAGTGTTGACAACTCTAAAAAGATTGAGTATGGACTTAGACATTTTTATCCTGCTTTTTTTTATATAGAAAATTATAATAAATTGTTAAATGATAAAAATCTATATCAACAAGCTTGTGAAAAATTAATATGGTTTTATAAATGTGGTAGAGAAGACTATCACAAAACATCAGGAAAAGGAAAGGGAAGCAATAAGCAAATATATTCATATGAGTATGATGACGAATATATTTATGGAGCTTTTTATGAACTTCGGAATAGACTTGGCATATGATAAAGTACATTGGTGGAAATTTAAAGCATTATTGAAATCTTTAAAAAGTG